CGCCGAGTATATGAGCTTTAAGCACGACAAATTGTCTTTTGATGATTGGTGTAACTCTACGCAAGGCAAAGTACACTTAGCTGAACTAATATTAAACGATATCGATGAAATGGGCGGAGTAACATCGGTATTATCTTCCAGAACTTAACTAACCCAAAAACGATAAAATAAAAAGGAGATGAAAACGGAAAACAGTACATCAGGCTTAGAGGCGTTCGGCGCTTTGGCATTCACATTAACATTTGGTATATTAGGTAGCTTATACAGGGCTTACATAGTATTACAGGCCGCCACATGGTTTAACTTCCCTTACGCACTTACATTGGTGCAGTGGTTTGGTATAATCGAAATATTTGCAATTGCAAGGTTTAGTTATAATAGTTCAAAGCCGCAGTCTAAAACCCCATACCTTGACATTTTGGTTTCATATATATTACTTACTTTGGTTTGGGGAATACTATTTATCGCTCACCTTTTTATTAAATAACCATCATGAAAACCACACTCCACTCCCCGCGACCCTACACACCGCCAAAACTTAACCCGCCAGTATTCGAGGAAAAGCTAGTTAGCATGGTGAAAAAACACATCGCTTTTAGCCAGACGGTGGTTAAGGTGAAGTAAATTAGTAACAAATTAAATAACAAATATAATGGAAACACAAAAGACCCACTGGCGTAAAAACTTAGATCCTCGCTACGTGTCAGGTGAAGACCTTAAAAACTCATTACATGGGCTACGTCCCGAAATGGTGGTATGCGTACACGAAATGAAAGACGCGCCAACCTTTGACCAGTCAACACAAAAAGAGACAATCAAAACATCTCTTTGGCTTAAGGACTTAACAATAAATAAGGTTATTTACAAGCCGGTTATCCTTAACGTTAGCAATGCTAAAACTTTTGCAAAAGAGTTTGGAAGTGACTTTATAGAAGATTGGTATAATAAGCCGATTGTTTTATTCGCGCAAGCAGATAAAAGATTTGGCCATGTTGCCCGGTTTAAGCATTACTTCCCACCAGCCACCGTTAGCGATAAAGAAGCGATTTCCAAACTTACAACAGCTACTAATCTGGAAACGTTAGGCACTATTTGGGCTGCATTAACTGCCGATGAAAAGAAGCTTCCAACCGTTATGAAACTAAAGGATGAACTTAAAGCGAAGTTATCATAATGAAAGTATACAACAACATCATACAAGGTACAGAAGATTGGTTTCGCCTAAAATGGGGCAAGGTTGGCGGCTCATCATCTAAAGGGCTATTTGTTCCATCTGATACCTTACTAATCCAATTACTGGCAGAACACACAGAGGAATTTGAATTAGATGAGGATAATTATGTAAGCGGGGATATGCAGCGAGGCATTGAATTAGAGCCTTTACACCGCTCTGAAATTGAAAGGTATATTGGTGTTTCATTCAATGTACCGGGGTGGCTAGAAAGCGACGAATGTGCTTTATTGGGTATATCCCCAGATGGTATTAGTGAGGACTTAACCGTAAGTTGGGAGGGTAAATCGCCAGGTGCAAAAAAACATATATCCACTGTTTACGCCAATCAAATACCATCCGATAACATACACCAATGCCTGCACTATTTTACTGTTAACCCTAAATTGCAGATGCATGTGTTTTCATCATTCCGGCCCGAAAGCAAGTACCCTTTGTGGCCTAAGAAGATAAGCCGCGAAAGCATAATTGATCTGGGAACAAAGGCCAAACCACAATGTAAAACAGTCCAGCAATGGGTTGACATAGCAATGCACAACGCTTTAGAATTAGAATCGAACTTAACAATAGCACTAAAAAAATTAGACAAAATTTAAACATGGAAATCAAAGGAACAGTAAAAGCATTAATTGCGCCGGTACAGGTCAGCGAAAAATTAAAGAAAGCGCAGTTGATAGTTGACTATGCGGAAAACCCTCAATATAATCAAGTGATATCATTTGAAGCTGTAAATGACAAGTGCGCCATTTTGGATAACCTAAACATTGGTGATGAGGTTGAGGTTTCGTTTAACCTTAATGGCCGCGAATGGGTTGACAAAACCGGCGTTACTAAGTATTTCAACACTTTACAGGTTTGGAAAGTCAGCGTTTTATCATCTACTGCGGATAACGGATCTGACCTTAGTTTTTAACACCTTATCCTTTCGGTGGTGGTTAACCGAATAATTATGAACCTGACAGAAAAACAACAAGTGATAATTCAACATTGCAGAAGTAACGGCACTATATCTAAAGTAGATGCTGTATACATGCTAAAGTGTTTTTACTATACAAATGCCGGTAAGTACGTTGGCGAAATATTGAGTAGAATGGTTAAAAGTGGTAAACTAAAAAGAATTAAACCGGGTCTATTTGAGTTGGGAAAAGGCAAGTCAGATGTAATTATAACTAATCAACCAAACTTATTTTAAATGCCATACCTCACCAAACCAACCCGATACACCGCACGAGGCGAGGAAGTAACAATCATTAAAAAGTCGCACCCTAACGTTTGGCTAGTTCAAAACGTTAGGGGTGTGATTCATAGTGTTACTTCCGATGCGGTGAGTGAGGAGATGGTTGTGGATGTGGTGATACAGGTATTTGAAGAACCAAATTTATTTAATCAAAAATGAAAATAAACGGAAAAGAACTAAGTTCACATGATGGTGGTAATACTATATATTACGACCATATACTTATAAAAAGTTTCTCCAATCCTAAATTAAATGTTTATTCTACGTGGGATGAATGGGTTAAATATTTAACAGATAACCCTGATTTTTGCGGTTGTAAATATCATGAAATTTTGAAAGGGCATTGTAAATGAAATACATGGGTTCAAAAGATAAATATGCGAAATATTTACTGCCGTATATATTGCAAGAAAGAACAAAAAATCAATGGTATGTAGAGCCTTTTGCTGGTGGTTGCAACATGATTGACAAAGTTGATGGAAATAGAATAGCAAATGATGCAAATCATTATGTAATAGCTTTGTTTAATCATTTGCAATGGGGAGGTATTCTACCAGAATATACAACTAAAGAGCAATATAAGCATGTACTTGATAATAAAGACATGTACCCATCTTGGATGGTGGGATATGTTGGTATTTGCTGTTCGTATTCGGGTAAGTGGTTTGGTGGATTTGCTGGTAAAACAGTAACAAGGAACGGAATTAGAAACTATCAAGAAGAAGCAAATAGAAACCTCTTAAAGCAGGCGATAAAAATAAAAGACATAATATTTAAATCTCAAGAATATTTTGATTTAAAAATACCAGAGAATAGCGTCATTTACTGCGATCCTCCATATGAGGGGACAACAAAATATTTTACATCATTTAATCATGGCTTTTTTTGGGATTGGTGCAGGCAGCAAAATAAAAATGGCCATAAAGTATTTGTAAGTGAATACAATGCCCCGCCTGATTTTAAATTACTTTTATCCATTGAAGCAAAAAGCAGTCTTTCAGCAAATGGAGTTATTGGAGGTAGTAAAAAAAGCATTGAAAAATTATTTACCATATAAGTGTTAACCAATCACCACGCAGAACAAATAACATTATTATGAGCGAACAATACCAATGGACAGAGGGCGGCAAGGGGTTGCTGTTAGCGTTTGAATTGCTAATACGTGAATACGGGGGGAGGGATAAACTGGCAAGCGAAATAGAGTCCGAAGAAATAAAAAAAGAGTGGCGTAAATCGCATGTATCAGGCAACGCGGATCGATGGACTTACGACGAATTGCAAATACTAAAAAGGTCAATTCAAAAACGAGTTTATCCGGTAATAAAAGGAAGATCGAGGTCAGCAGTCAGAAACAAATTGCAATTGCTAAATATCAGCTCGAAGGGGCTACACTTTTAACTTGCATTAGTGGGGGAAAGTTTGTAAATTGCAATAAGAAAAGTATTATGTACTGGTATAAGAAGTAAGGAGCTTATATTTGTACGATTTTTATAATTAACAACCTGAGCAATTCCTTACTTGCCAGGTTTTATTTTCTAAATGGATATCACATGTCAAAGATGCGGATTAGTCAACGACTATACCGTTAAGCAAGCAGGGCCGCACCAATCGGCCTACTGCAATGGATGTAACAATTACATCAAACACCTCCCACAAAATAACCCTGTCGATATTATGCCTTTTGGCAAGTTCAAAGGCAGGGAATTAAAATCATTAAAAACTACAGAGGAATTAAAATACCTTGAATGGTTTGTTCAGATGCCGGATCTAAAGCCGCGAATTAAAGAAGCTGTAACAAACTATCTCAAAACGGTATGAAGCCGGAAATAGGCAAATGTAAGCTGCTATTAGATAGCGGGCTTAGTCTTATTACCGTAAAATCCGATAAGATACCAAATATACCTTGGAAAAAATACCAGTCTGAAATTATATCAAAGTCAGATTTTGAAGCTGCATATAACCTAAGTAATACAGTTGGGGTTGGTATTTGTACTGGTTTTAATGGGCTGGAAGTAATAGATATTGACCTTAAAGTATTTTCCACACTTAAAGAACAGCAGGATTTTTGGACTGAGTATATACAGTTACTAAAAGACCATATACTGGACTTTGAAACAAAGTTTGTTATTTACAGAACTATTAACGGTGGCTACCATATTCTTTACAGATGTGAGAAAATAGGAGGAAATCAAAAGATAGCAAAAGTAAAAGGACATACCGAGGCAGTAATTGAAACCCGTGGCGTTGGTGGTTATGTATTTGTTTACGAAAATAAGATATCAAAAAAGTCTTATACAGAAATACAGGAAATTTCAGAACTTGATAGAGAAGCTTTATTTGGAATAAGCAGGTATTATAATTACGTTGAGGAAGTTGATAAGATAATACCAGATAAGATAGAAAAGGAATATGTTAGCGAAGTTAGCCCATGGCAGGATTACAATCAGAAAACGTCTATTTTGGACCTGCTTGCTGATGACTTTGAAATTGTAAAGAACATATCCGATAAGTACATTATAAGGAGAAATGGCGCAACTTCTCCACATAGCGGTTATGTTTATAAAAATAGTGGTTGCATGTACCTTTTTAGTACTGGCACCATATTCCCAAACGAAAAACTAATTAGCCCATTTTCGGCCTATACAATCAAGCATCATTCTGGTAACTATAGCGAAGCCGCAAAAGAACTTTATAAAAAAGGGTTCGGTAGCAGGATAATTAAGCCGGTGGCTAAACTGCAAATTGAACCGCAGGTAAATTATAAGGATTTGGAATTCCCTTTAGAGGTATTCCCTAAAGAAATCCAAAACTATATGATACAATGCCGTGACACTTTGGATAGTTCAATTGATTATATGGGTTGCTCTTACCTTTGGTTAGTATCTGTAATTATAGGCAATAGCGTAAAGATACAGGTAAAGCCTGGATGGGTAGAGCCTGCAACCATGTGGATGACTATTGTGGGGAAAGCTGGTATAGGTAAAACTCCATCTATTAGCAACGTTGTTTTTCCCATTCAAAAAGCTAATAACAGGGAAATAAAGAAATTCGTTAAGGAGTACGATAAGTATAACGAATTTATGGAACTTGATAAAAAAGACAGGCAAAATACAGAGCAAATAAAACGGCCCCGAAAAACACAATTCATAGCCGATGATATCACCCTAGAGGCATTGGTTGATTTACATGAAGAGAATAAGAATGCAGTAGGCGTATTTAAAGATGAGTTAGCCGGATGGATTAAGGACATGAATAAGTACCGCGCCGGATCTGATTTAGAATTTTGGCTTAGTACATGGTCTGCAAAGTCTGTTTCTTTAAACCGTAAAACAGCTAAATCAGCATTCGTGCCTCACCCGTTAATCCCTGTTTTGGGCGGTATTCAACCGGGCATATTTGATAGCTTCTATAACGATGAGAATAAGGATAACGGGTTTATTGACCGTATGCTATTGTGTTACCCTGATTTGATGGTTGAGGAATATAACGATAATGAATTATCTTATGATACCATTAACTGGTATAACGATTACATAATTGCTTTTTACAGCGATGTTAAATCCAAGGTAGTTCAGTTAGACGTAGACGATGAAATTAAGCCTATTATAGCTATAATGGATGCCGAGGCAAAGGTTGAGTGGAAACGGATATTTAATAAGATTACAGCGCAGCAAAACGATGATGACGAAAACGAATATATGAAATCAATGCTACCTAAGCAAAAAAGCTACATACCCCGTTTTGCCTTGCTATTCAACTGCATGCATGTATTTGATAAATCTGCTGATATATCTAATTTTAAGGTAATTAACAAGGCAGCTATACTAGCTGCGGAAAAGCTATCAGATTACTTTATTAGGATGGCTAAGAAGATTAAAATCACCTCTAATGAAGTATCAGATATTAAGAACATGATGCGTATTACAGCTAGCCTGCCAAAGAATAAACAATTTATGGCTATGTATGAACTCAACCCAAATTTAAACAGATCAGAGGTTGCCGAAAAGCTAGGTGTATCTCGTAAAACTGTACAATCATGGGTAAAGGAGCTTAAAGGCGAGGTGTAACCCAGTGTAACCTAAGGTTACACCAAATGTTACACTAAAAACGCTTGTAACTAATTGAAATATAGGTATTTAAATAAAATTGTAACCTAATGTTACTGTAACCTTTGGTAAAAAAGAAGAAATTTTAAAATAAAAAAACAGAAATTATTTTAGGTGTAACCTGTAACATTGGGTTACACCTATTAAAAAACGGCCTTTTAATATACTACAGGGCACATTTTAACTAAAAACATGTGTAACATTAGGGTTACACTAGGTTACAGTTAGGTTACACTTTATTCACTTTTACTAACAACTTTGAAATTATATGATTATGAAAACGATAGAAAATGAACTAAGAATTGGTAACTACATATTGGATGACTTTAACGAGATACATAAGGTAGAACACATAGAATCTAAAAAGTACAATGAATGGAATGGAGGAGACCCATCTCTGGTTGTATTTAGCAAACCTAATGTTGATGGTATGTATAGTTGTGACGTGGTTACAGGCATCCCCTTGACACCAGAAATATTGGAGAAAGCGGGATTTGCATTAGCGTCAGATAACCGCCCTGATGGATTTCTAAACTATAAGCTACCAAATGGTATTTGCATTAGTCAGTCGTGGGGTGTAAGTGACTATTTTGGTTTGCAGGACGGGGATTGGTTCATGGGTGACAATTACACTATAATTACAAGCCTACACCACTTACAGAACTATATACACGCTGTTTACGGCACCGAACTAGAAATAAACCTTTAAAACTAATTTTGAATTGATATGAAAACATTAACACTGGAGTACTTAGCACCTTATTTACCATACGGTATAAAGTGCCTCACATACAATAATCAAATAGAATATATATCTCTTGAGCCCATGCCAGATCCCGATTATATATGCGTATCTGATTTTTTAAAAAACACGAATTTTAAATTAATACTCCGTCCATTGTCTGATTTAGACAAACCTTTGATTGGTATTAATGAACCAAATTTCAAGCCGTCTTCTCGTTATGATTTACGATTTTACGATGGGGAATGGTGCGAAGAATACTATGCTGAATACGGTGAAACACCAATAGCCTACATTCCAGTAGGCGGGTATAATTCATGGCCTTTTAAATACCACTTTGACGTTTTTGGATTAATAAGTCAAGGATTAGCGGTAGACATTAATACTTTAACCCCATGAACCGCATCCAACGCGCCAACGCCGAGCTACTATTCTACGCGGGTAAAGATCAGCCTAAAGTGGCTAAGGCCAAGTATAAGCCGAAAGAGATTGACCTGACACCAACACTCGACTTTATAGCCAACAGGGAACGGGTAATAATGGATGACAAAAGTATCGAGTGGCTTACCTCGCATGGTTATAACCTAAAGTAATAGGCTATAAGAAAAAAGAATAGGGAAAAGATGAAAAAAGTTTTGCAGTTTCAAATAATAGTCGTACTATTGTATAAGCAAAACGGAAAACAAAATGAAAACTTTAAACATCAACGGTAAAAATCAAAAAGTAAACGCGATATTAATTGGTGGTGGCGGCGAAGCATACAAAGCAAAAATAAACGGTTGCATTATCGATGCAAATATCCAATGCATAAGCAGCATATCATTTACAGGCCGGTACAATAAGTATTACACACTAGACGGTGTAAAGGTTGGGGATAACGAAAAAAAGGTTTTAGAATCAGTAATAACAAAATACAAAGTAGCCCTTTAAGGGGCTACTAATCGATAGGTTATGACAATAAACAACAGCCGAGAATTTGACATTAAGTTTTTTAACCGTCAAATCAACCAGCCATTATACGTTCATATTGAACAGCACAAAACAGGTAAAAACATAGATTTTGCAGTTATGGATGATAAGGAAATTACCGAACTTATTATATTCCTAACCAAACAATTAACATTTCAAAATGCAGACAAATAACAGAAAGTTATAGCCTATTACTTAAAGTTATATGACAAACAAACATGGTGGCTATCGCCCCGGTTCAGGCCGTAAGGGTACAGGTCAACCCACCACAACAATCAACTTCCGAATCCCAAAAACAGACCGGGATAAGTTGAAGGAGTTGCCGATATCGAAACTGTTTAAAATTTGGTATAAAGAACTAATAAAAAAATAAAATGACAAAACTACATAAAGCTAAATTCCTTGAGGAAAGAGGTATTGAATGGAATATTGGGGAAGGGAGAACTATGTTTGCTCTTGTAAAAATGTCTACACCTAATGGGGATGATTGTTCCGAATGGTTAGACGCGTCCGATGTTATTGATCAGATTAAAGAACAAGAAGCTTATTTTAAAAGTTGCCGATAAGTAAGTTGTTTAAAGAATGGTATTTAAAATTGTTGCAAGATGAAAAAGATTAAAGAAAGCGATAAGGTATCTTTTGAGTATTACACTGAAACAGATGTAAAAACTGGTACGGGATCTATAGTTTGGATAAACGAAAACGATTGTGTTGTGAAAGATAACAAAGGCAAGCGTCACATGATGCAGGTTGGATGTATAACTTTAATTTAAGGAATGGTATAAAACGTTAATGAAATGAAATCAGAAGATAAAGTTTGTAAAATAGACCCAAAGGCAGTGGGGCACTGGACTCCCAATAATAGGTACATAGTCTATGGTTCAGGCAACAGAAAATTAGGTTGTCAAAATAGAGAGTCATGGGCATGGGCTGAAGCGTACAGAAACTTAAAGAAGCAAGCATGACTACCAAACCCTGCAACCGATGCCACGAACCCAAGCCGATAAAGCAATTCAGCAAGTACGCGCAATCTAAAGACGGTTTAAGCTACTATTGTAAGGTTTGTGTATCATTGCAGAATAAGAATGATTACAACAACGCCAAACGGAATGGGCCGGTTTGGTTTATAATGGATTAGGAAAGAAATGAAAATAACAGATTTAGAATTTACGCCGGTATCATTTGGACTACCAGAATGCGGTACCGAGTGCGTTATAAAAATAAACGGTATGTTTGGAACTGCTGAATGGGGGCATAACTACCAATGGAATAATGAGGATTACGTAGACGGATTTCATCAATCCGATGTAGAGGCGTGGTTAGCAATTACAGATTTATCATGTATACCTACTTTTAAACCATGACAGTAGCCGAATTAATCGAAGAACTCAACAAGGTTGAGGACAAGGACACACAAATACTTGTTTGGGATGATGAACTAGGAGGATATTGTAAGATGGTTTGTATAGCAAAGATTAATAATATCCTTACTAATGATTTTTATCAAGTTATTTCTTTAAATAATATTGAAAGATGACCATCCCCGAATACCGCGCAACAATACCAAAACACCGCAAGCATGAAGAAGCGGACCTGCATCTATCATTCTGCAAATGGGTTAAAAAAAACCACCCGCAAGATCAGTTTGTAAGACACGAAAGGGAGCAACGGCGCAGCGGCTTTATGCAGGGCCTTTTTAAGGCGTATAACAGCGATTTAGACAAGCTTCCGGACTTTGAGGCGTTAATAACAAATGAGTTCGCCACAGGGCTTTATTTTGAGTTTAAGAAGCCAGGAACAAAACTAACCTTAAAGGATAATGTTACTATCAAACCAGAGTATGCCAATCAATACAGTTTGCATTGTTATCTTTGGAGCATAGGTCGCGCGGTTTGGTTTGTTAGTGATTTAGATGTAGCTAAGACTTTATACACACAGTTTAAGCAGGGCTTTATTGAGGACAGGCAAGTGTTTAAATTACCGGTGTCAAAGTCTGATCAATCAGCCGATGAATTTTTTAATGAAAGAGGGTTATGAAAAATAAATTGTATATTTGATTTGCTAATATTTGCTAATAATGCTCGATCAACACAAACGCTTTGCCGATAAATACTTTGAAACGCTAAACGGCGCATTATCAGCACGTTACGCAGGTTATGCCGATAGCGGTGCGGCTGTAGAGGCATGTAGATTACTGGAAAGGCAAGATGTATCCGAATATTTGGTAATGTTAAAGGCCGCATATTCTGAAAAAACAGGTGTTACGCGTGAGAAAGTATTGGCGGAAGTGGCCCGTTTGGCATTCTCTGATATCCGTAATTACTACACAGGCGATGATAAACTAAAGCCTATTAATGACCTTGATGATAACGAGGCGGCTGCATTGGCTAGCGTTAAAACCTATGAGGAATATTCAGAACGCGAGGCGGTAGGTATTAACAAAGAAATCAAGCTTTACGATAAGCTGGCAGCTTTGGAGAAACTTGCTAGGCATTTAGGGTTGTATGAAAAGGACAACGAGCAAGCACGTGCTTTAATACCAACATCTCTGGAGGTAAAAATTGTACCACCTAATCAGGATTAATGGATGCAACAATTGTATTTCAAAAAACGTGGGAGGCTATACATCAGTTAGATGAGAATGGTAAACGTAAATACAAATATATCATAGAGGAGGGCTCAAGCCGCTCGTCTAAAACCTATTCACTTCTACAGGCTTATTATCTTTATTCTCTTCAATACCCAAACAAGCGCCTGTCTGTATGGCGTGATACTAAGAAAGATTGCAGGGACACTATTCTAAACGATATGCTTAAAGCGTACCGGGATTTTCCGCAGTATAACCGGGTGGTGTTCAATAAAACCGAAAGTATTTTTACATTCCCTAATCATACTAAGATAGAAATACAGGGAACCGACGACGAAGAAAAGGTACACGGTTACCAAGGAGATGCTATCTGGATAAACGAGCCGTATAAAATCAGTAAGGACACATTCGATCAGTTGGATATGCGTACTACCGGCTTTGTGTTTATCGATTGGAATCCAAAGAAAGCGCATTGGATAGAAGAACTAAAAAAAGACAAACGAGCGATAACAATTCACAGCACTTTCAAGGATAATCCATTTTGTCCTGTCGAGCAAAAAATAAAAATCTTATCCTATCAATCGGTTAAGTTTTCACACATCGGTTTAACCATTGGCGAACAGGAAGCTAAAGGCTATGATGTTTTAACCAATAAGGCATTATTCACAGAACGGCAAATAAATGAATTAATCAATTGCCGTGAAAACGAACATAAAGGATCTGCTAATGATTTCAACTGGTCAGTTTACGGTTTGGGATTAAAGGCTGAAAAACCAAACAGGATATTTCAATGGCAAGAGATTAGCCCCGATGAATATAACGCCATCAATGCAAAGATTTATACCGGCGTTGACTGGGGCAAGGTTGATGCATGGGGCATACTTGATGCTAAATATTATGATGGTTCATTGTACCTCAATGAAGTTAACTACCTATCCGAAAATAAACTCCGTGAATTGCTAAAACCTACCGAGATTGCACAAATACAGAATAGCGAAGAGGGATTTGTAACATGGTACTTTAACAGGTTTGGAATACCTAAAGACCGGGAGATAATTTGCGATACTAACAGGCCATTAAAAACAGGTGCATTGAGGCGTATGGGGTACACCCGCGCAATTCCTGCCGTAAATAAATCTATATTGGATGGCATTGATGTATTGGGTGAATTAAAGGTTTACTACACGTCTACATCGGTTAATTTGAAGTATGAGCAAGAGAATTATTCCCGAAAGGTTGACAGGTACGGTATCGTTTTAGAAGAGCCGGAGGACATGGATAACCACTTAATTGACCCCGCTAGGTACATCGCATTATATTTACAAAGAATGAGAATAATAAAAAATATATAAATTATTATTACATTTAACAAATTTTATAAATGGCCTGGTATAATCCCGCATCTTGGTTTAGAGATATAGATCCTTTTATCCATAAAGGTAACGGCATCAACAGCGAATATTTTATCCCACTTGGAGCAGAGGATTTTTTCTTTGCTTTAGATAATGAGCGCGATTATATGCGGGCATATGTAGAGTGCGCCCCGCTAAAATCTATTATCAAACGCAGGGCATCGGCTTTTAGCAGCGGTGTTATTGAGGTGGTAAAAACTACACCATCCGAAAACTATGTAAAAGATCCCGATATTTTAAACCTGTTAAACAACCCAAACCCTATACAAACCCAAACCCAATTCTTTGCACAGCAAAACACGTATATTGACATTCACGGTTATTGCCCTGTGTTAAAGGTTTCGCCTACTGGTTTCCCTGACGTTACTAAAACTATTTGGAACATACCACCGTGGCTGTTTGAAATAGACTATACTGGCAAATGGTTAAAGCAAAATACCATCGAAGATATATTTACAAATTACAGATTAAATTGGAATAAAGGGCAAATAAGCCTAAATTCTAAAGATTTATTCTTTATTTTCGATGATATTATTGGTACGCAGGATGACAGTGCATTGTTACTTCCAGATAGCCGTATGCGTGGCCTTGAGTATAATGTATCTAACATTATCGGTGCCAACAAATCGCGTAACACTTTAATCAACAAACGCGGTGCTATTGGCATACTTAGTAATGACAGCAAAGACAGCGTTGGCGCATTGCCGTTAGACCCAAAGGAAAAAGAAGAGTTACAAAGCGACTTTAAACGGTATGGGTTAACCGGCCAGCAATGGCAGGTGATTGTCACAAATGCCAATTTGAAATGGCAACAGATGAGCGTACCCGTAAAGGACTTAATGTTGCTTGAGGGAGTTGAAGCGGATATAAAAGAACTAGCCCGCGCCTATGGTTACCCTGTAGAGATGTTAGGCATCACCGAGGTAAAATATGAGAATAAAAAATATTCAAAAAAAGAACTATATTCGGACACTATAATCCCAGAGGGTAAGAGCCGGATGGAGCAATTTACGAAGGGCTTAATTAATCCGGAAAAAAAGGTTAAGATACAGTATAATTTTGATGCTATAGACGTACTACAGGAAGAAAAGTTATTGCAGTACAAAGCAGAAGAGCAGATCAATATTGTTTGTCAGCAGCAATATGATGCAGGGTTAATTACATTGAACGACTGGCGGATAAAGCTAGGTTACGATACTTTGGAAGGTGAAGAGTTTAACACTTATAAAAGCACTCAAACAGAAACACAGCAAGCATTAACAGTATGATGCACGAAAAAATAAAAGACCTAAAGCTAAGAGCATCAACTCTTACAAAGTCTCCTTCTTATGTGGATAAGGATGGCAATTTAGTTATTGTTGACCTTAAACAACAAGTTGATGTTGAAAGCAGAACCATAAAAGGTTATTTAGCTGTTTTTGGAATACCTGATAGTTACGGCACGGTTGCCGTAAAAGGATGCTTCGCTAAATCCATACAGGAACGTGGCCCGAAGTCTACGAGTAAGCAAAAGATTGCACACTTATGGATGCACGACCCTTGCGACCCTATAGGCCAATTCACAACGCTTGAAGAGGATGATTATGGACTGTACTTTGAATCTGTACTGGATGAAGTGCCAAGCGGTGAACGTGCATTAAGGCAGGTAAATTCTGGCACTATTAACCAGTTCTCATATGGTTTTGATTACGTATGGGATAAGATGGAATACGATGAGCAGCGCGATGTAATACTAATGTTTGAGGTTATCCTTTACGAGGGTAGCCCGGTAACATTTGGCTCAAACGCGGAAACTTACGCTATAAGGTCAAAAGAGGACTTTGAGAAACAAAAAGACCTTTTGGACTTTGATACCGATGATTTTATTAAATCTATACCCCGCAATAAACAACTTGAATTAAGACAATTGATAGCAAGGCATACTTCACTTGCCGTTATTAAGCCGGATGAGTTACGACAAACTCCACTTAAAACACACAAGCCGGATGAGCAAGTCGCTGAAATTGGTGGTTATAAATTAGACACAAATCAATTTTTAAAATGAAAATCAATTTTAACAAAGAAGGATTGACCGGCGATAACTTAAAGCTAGTTGAAGACCTTGAGAAAAGAGCGGCAGATTTACCTGACGCGCCAAGCAAACAAGACTTGGTAAAAGAAATCAGATCCGCTTTAAAAGGATTTGTAAAACCTGATGGCGAAAGCGAAATCGACATGAATTTATTGTCTGACATGTTAGGCGATGATGACAGCAAATCGATTAAGGGATTGCGTTCGGCTTTAATCAAACAGGGTGAAACCATCACAGCTTTGCAGGAACGCTCTGTAAAGATGGCAAATGAAAACCCATTAGCCGCTGCGCTGGAAAAAGCATTGCCAGAGGTTGAAAAACGTATGGCCGCAAAAGGTAATGACAAATCAGAGGTTAAGTTTAACATCCGCGCCGCCGCTGTTATGGCATTGGGTAACACGATTGATGAAACCGCTGTGCCGCAAGACCTGATTGAAAGCATGGCAATGGATGCATTTGTCAAAAAACGCCGTGGTGTACAATACATCTATGACATTGCCGACCGTAACGTTGTATCCGAACTTACCGAGTACCGAACTTGGCTAGAAGAAGGTAGCGAACAGGGTGCGTTTGCAATCGTTGCAGAAGGCGGTTTAAAACCATTGGTGTCTACCGCTTTAGTACGTAATGTAAGCAAATACAAAAAGATTGCCGGTAAATACATAGTAACAGAAGAGTTTACCAAATTCCGCAGGGAAGCATACGCAATCATACGCCAGCTTATCAACGATAAAATGGTGCGTGATTACAACGCTATTTTGTCTGCCGATTTGACTACTGCTTCTGCCGGTTACACAGGTTCAGCGTTTGATGATACCTTTGCCGCGCCAAACGATTACGATGCTGTAGGTGTAATTGCTTCGCAAATAATGGCGTTAAACTTTATCCCGGATACGCTGGTATTAAACCCTGCCGATCTTTGGAGAATCCGTTTAACAAAAGACAGCGAGGGCCGTTACTTGTTCCCGGTTGTTACTACAGATGGCCAAACCAGCATGTTAGGTTTTAACATTATCACATCTACCTACCAGACCGCAGGCCGTTTTAAATTGCTTGAAACTGGTTTGTACAAGATTTGGGAAGAGCCGATCACCGTGCGTATGGGTTATGGTATCACCGTAACAACTGCAACCGTATCCGGCGCAACAGTAGTAACAAATGTTGAAAGCGATATCGACACTAACAGGATGCGCGTTATTGTTGAAACTTTCTTCAATGATTACCTTGCGACAAATCACATCGGCTCACTTGTTGATGCCTCATTTGCAACCGTTAAAGCAGCATTATTAGCATAAGAACATGGCACAAGAAATCACAACCCAAACAGTACAGGAGTTACCAGAAGGTAGTAACTTAGTACGTCCTTTCGATAAGGTTAAAGTTTACGCAACAGACAAAGCAAAGTTTGTAGCGGCAGGAACTGAAATCGAAGAACACCCATTGCTAGTTGAAAAACTTATTGCATCGGGTAAAGCAACAAAGGACAAACCTAAAAAAGGTAAAGAATAATGTCTATAGTACAGGTCAGCGACTTTAAGGGCGAAATTAATATAGCCAATACTTCTGATATGTTTGTTGCGCAGAACGTGCAATGGTTTATCGACAAGTATGAGCCAATATATTTCACCCAATTATTAGGTGCTGACCTGTATTTGTTACTCAAAAATGGTTTGCTTGAAGATCCTATTTTGACTAAGTGGACTGAACTAGTAGCTAATATTAAAGGGGCTGCGAACTTCATTTATTGTAAGTATATAAAGAATGAATTTTCGCAAACCGTAGGCACCGGGGAAGTAAAAACCAAAGGGGCGAATTCATACCCATACAATCCAAACGTAAAGATAGCAAGGGCATGGAATGAGATGTTAGACTATAGCCTTGAAAGTATAAAGTACATCAATGATAACCCTGTGGATTACGGCGGGTATTACATAGAGAACTTTTACTATATGGAATGGTACAACACTTATTGCGACAGGCCAGAGATATTTAAACGGATGAATACATTTGGACTATGAGAGCAAAGCCTATCTATATTGTAGATCAAATAGGTGAAGTTGTCGCGAGGACTAACACCGCCGTACTTGCAGAATTACAAGCGGTTTCGCCAGGCATCATAGGATTAAACTACCAATACGGCTACTACAAAGAAGTTGTAAAGGTGCTAACCCAAATGACAACGGCAGGAGCAGACGGGCATAAGTACCCGCTTGTTTGGCTATACATGCCTATTACGCTTAGTAAGGGAGCGCAGCCGGGATTAAATGATGTATCACCTTTGCGTATCATATTCGCTATGATTAACAGCGATGTAAATATGAGGGTAAAGGACAGGTACGAAAACAACTTTAAGAAGATACTATATCCTGTGTATCTGGAATTTATGAACCAGTTAAGTTTGGATAGTAGAATTGTTAACGTTGACCAGGGCTTAATTGCGCACACGCAAACCGATTTACCGTACTGGGGTGGCGATGCCAATGCACCCGAAGAAGCAAACCCGTTTGGAGACTGGGTAGACATTATCGAAATTAGAATCACAAATTTACAAACGTACTTAAAAAAATGTTAAAATAATGGGCGTTCAAAACTCAAAAAATTGCAGCAAAAGTTTCGGCAACACCGGCGTTGGTGATTGCTGGAATGACATTGGTATCCCTAGAGGTATCATATTTGTGCCTATCGGAAAGGAATATACATCGGTATCAATTGCTGCATTTAAAGCAGCTTTGGCACCCGATTTATTAGCCGATAACGCAGCACTAAGGGCATACCCGATACAAAATATCGTGGTAACTACTGACAACACGGCAGATGCAGCAGTAACTACCTTTGCAGGTGATGGATCAATAGCTATCGGCTTTGAGCCTAACCAAGACATGACCTTTCAATGGACACAGGGTGGCTTTTGCTTATTGCATGCTTTGCGTAAATCTAAAGGTCAAAACCGTGCTTTCTTTGTAATAGATAGCAAAGGGCAGTTAATTGGCACACAGGGTAGCACAGCAGACACCGTTAAAGGTATTGTTGGGTATAACTATACCAACCCTGCTAAATGGCCTGTAGGCACTGATAACCCTATCCCTATCTACAACACACGGTTATCTTTCAGACCAGAACAGGTTAACGAAGATATCGCCATTTTGAGCTTTGCTGATGATGGCGGTTTAGGCTACCTAACCGGTTTAGTAGGTTTACAGGATGTAGTATTGACACAAGGCGCGGCACGTGCAGCAGGTGTGCTAAAGGTAAAAGCTAAAACCGATTGCGGCAGTGTTGATTTATATGATGTTTATGACGGTGAACTTGCGGTAGTTGGCGCTTGGAAAGTAGTAAACAAAGCAACCGGCAACGTGGTAACAATCACAGCGGTAGCGGTAGATACTAACATTCACGGCTGGACTATTACGGTAGATACTACCGATCCGGATTACACAGCAATAGCCGGTGGTTTATTGGTTTCACTTGCAGGCCCAACCGAGTTGGATGCATTAGACGTAACAGGCTATGAAAGCAACACCCTTGCACAGTAAAAATGTTAACGCTGAATGGGCTAAAAAGCACACGAAAGCGGAATTTGTAAAGCAACATAAACATTTGGATACCGAGGAAAACCTCAAAGCTATCCACGATGAGCTAAACAAAAAGTAACCGAAAGCCGCTTCTAAATTGAGGCGGCTTTTTTAGTATATTTGAACATGGGTACAATACGCGGACTTTTACGGGGTGTTAACAGGTTGCAAGTACCCATACAAGTTGTTAAGATTATCCAGAGCGATTCAAAAGAAATTATCCAGCTAAACCAAAACCAACTATTTAAGAGAGGCGAGGACAAATTAGGGGTACCACTCCCCGATTATAAATCAAAGGTATACGCAGCCGAAAAGGTATTTAAGAACCCTCAATTGCCGTTTGGACGCCCAGATTTAAAACTTACAGGCGCATTTTACAGGGGGTTTAACCTAACTGTGGGTTATAGTGGTATATTTACGCTGGATAGCAGCGATAGTAAAACAGCGAAATTAACAAACAGGTATGGTATATACATATTCGGACTTTCGGCAGAGAGCAGGCATATTTATGCAACGGGTACTTTCTACACTAAACTTAAAACGTACATCGGCAAAACAACGGGGCTTGTATTTCGATAGCTGTACAGAACTTCCGCTATATAATCTGATTAAAATAATCGTTACAAAAGATCTTAAATGGTTAATAAAAGAGGGTAACCCCACAAATTTAGAAACCGCATGGGCTAATATTTACAGCGAATACTGTGAGATCAGCGGCGACCAAACAGGCGGCTATGTATTGGATTTAAGTAAAGAGATATCGTATTTAACTAATAGGTTAACGCATGTACAAAAGTTAGTTGATATGCTGTTAATCCGCAGAAATGAGGACTGGATAAGCATATTACAAAACGAATTAGGGTTTAAGTTTTCGTATAGTGATCTTGAAAAAGACCTAAAAAGAACGGTAACTCTTGCAAAAAGTGATTTGGTTAAGTTACAAAAGAAACAATCAGAATATGATAGTTTGAATAAACCAGGCAAGGAGACAACCGAGCAGGACTACACAAAGACATTGCAAGTGCTATCTAAATTCCAAGGTTATCAGGTACGCGCAAAGGATATTACAGTTTCGGAGTATGTTGAAATGATAAAAGATTATAATTCACAAGATAATGGCAGGCAATAGCGAAAAGATTGACGAAATAATTGACCCGAAGGCCCTCGCGCAGATAGATCAATTAAAGGCTGGACTAGTAGAACTGGACAGGCAGTTTAGCGACACTTTGCGGGGTGCTATAGCGTTGAATAATGCAACAGGTAACGCTAGAAACTTTAGTCAATATACACAGTCGGCAACGGCAGCAGCGCGGGAAACTGCCAAACTACAAGCCGAACAAGTAAAGCTACAGCAGCAGATATTAAGGTTAGAGGCTGAACAGGCCAGACTAACCACCGCTAATAACAGGGCGGCGCAAAGTACGCTATCATTAACGGAGGCCCAAAGGAGAGCGGCAGAAGCTGCGGCACGTGTTACGGCCAATACACAACGCCAATCGGGAGCATATCAGCAATTGCAACAGGTTTATAATGCCGTAACGCTTGCAGCCCGTAACGCTGGTGTACAGTTTGGTACAAATAGTTACCAATTCCGCGAACTATCCCAACAGGCTAACGGATTGCGTGGCCGTTTGGATGCTATAGATCAACCCTTAGGCAACTTTCAGCGTAATGTTGGTAACTATGCCAATGCGATAACTGGAGCGTTTAGCAAGGCTTTTAACGGCATAAGAAATCTTGCTAATATTCTACCGGGGCTTGGTTTATCAGGGGCTTTCCTACTGATATTTGACGGTCTAAAATTATTGGTTGAGCAATTAGGGTTCTTTGATAGTGCTGTTACATCTACTGAATTAAGGATCAACTCCTTTAAAGAAGCTCTAAAAGAAGGTGGCGCATACAATATAGCTGTTAAGAATGTTTCTGAATTGCGTGAAAACATAAAGTTAGCAAAAGAGGGCTTTATTGATAAGGATGCAGTACTAAAACAATATAATGAAACTATTGGAAAAACTACCGGCGAGGTAGATAATCTAAACGCTGCCGAGGCTGCTTTAAATAAAAATGCATCTGCCTATATACGCGTCGCATTTTTAAAGGCTGTAGCTAATTCTGCTTTAGAGGCATCAGCTAAGAAAGCAACCGAGGCGCAATTAGCAAGCGTACAGGATGCGTTTGAAGGGGCTGGATTTGGCGATAAAGCTAAGGCGGTATTATCGGGTTTGACAGGATCTTTAACTGGTTCGTTTGATGCTACAGCAATTGCGGGTAAAGCCATTGAGTTAAAAAACAAGCGTGTTGCATCGGCGCAGGATGAAAGTAATAAGTTATTAAAGATATTTACTGACTTTCAAAAACAAGCGGCTGAACTTGCTGCAAAGTCCGGCTTTAACTTCTTTGACACCAAAGTAAAAGACGGCACAAAGAACAGGATAGAGGAACAATTACAGGCTGAAAAACTCGCACAGGACACCGTTTTGAACGACGAAGAATCGTTTATACAGGCGCGTTTGGATGCTATTATAAGGTATAACAACGTATCTGCAATGCTTATAGAGCAAGGTGTAAGGTTAGGTGTATTCACCGCACAAGAGGGCAAAAATAAAATATTGGCTATCGATAACGAATCCTTTAAGAACCGCCAAAAAATACAAAAAGAGGGGTTAAAGGAATTGGCCGATTTGGAGAAAGAGTACAATACACAAATAAAAGCCGCACGTGTTGCCGAAGCTAAAAACCAAGATGAGATTATAAAAAATAGTCAATCGGTATTCTTACAGCAGCAATCGCAAAGGTTGTTGGCGTTGGATAAGCAACGGTCAGAAGATATCGAAAGCGCGTCTCAACTTTATTTGTCCGGAGTAAGAAGTAAAAAACAATTCGAGCAGGATAAGGCGGATATAGAAAGTACGTATCAGCAAGAGGCTTTGCAGGTGCAGTTAGACAATATACAACAGCTTATTAATCTGCAAAAAGAGTTCGGTTTAGATACCTCTAATGAAGAAGAAAAGTTAGCGCGTCTTAAAATAAAGCTTTCCGAAGAAGTAACCAAAAAACGTTTAGCCAATAACGAACTGGAAAAAGAAAGCGAGAAACAAAAGAACGCTTTAATAAAACAACTATCAGAAGAAGCGGCCCAAATAGTATTTACGCTTATTGATGCAGGATTTACCAACCGTAAGAATGCTATAGAGGATGAAAAAACAAAGTTAGACGATCAAACCAAATCGCAGATTGATGCAGAAAACAGGTCTTTAGATAGTGCATCCCAGAAAGCGGATAAAATTGCTGTTATCAATGCTAAGGCGGCGGCACAAAAACAAGTACTGGATAATCAGCAAAAAAAAATAGATCAGGAGAAAGCCAAATTCGATAAGGCGCAGGCGATAGCACGTATCATTGAAAACACCGCAATTGCTGTAACATCGGTATTGCCCAACTTTATTTTGGCCGCTTTAGTTGGAGCGATAGGGGCGGCGCAGATTGCCAATGTGTTAGCTACACCGATACCCAAATATGAAAAAGGTACTAAATCAGCTAAGGGTGGTTTATCTATATGGGGGGAAAAAGGTATGGAGTTAGCGATAGAGCCAAGCGGTAAAATGTATACTTCGCCAAATAGCGCAACACTTGCCAATATCCCGGCAGGTACGGAGATTATCCCGCATATGCAATTAATGGGCATGTTAAAGGCGCAAAACCTACGCGTTAAGGATGCTGAACAAATAGGATGGAAAGAGGTTGTACAGGCTATTAAAGGCAAAAAGAATGAGGTTAACGTGTCACCACGGATTAACGGCTGGGTACGGGAAAACGCTAAACAACAAAGATGGAATGAGTATAGGAATAATCATTTTAATTAGTATATTTAAGCCGAGGTAGTTTTCATAATCATATCGGGTTTAGTTAAGGTTGGTGACATTGATTTGTTACCAACTTTTTTTGTATTTTTACAAGCAATGGCAAACGTTCAACCCAACAAATTCCGCTTTACCTTTAACATTAGGGGCATTGAAGAGGTTGAAATAAAAAACGCACCGAAAGGGTGGGAAGAAACCACCATAACTTATAAGCGTTCAGAGAAGTACAGAGGTATACTCAAAAGTTTATCATTGCCGTTTGCGTTCCTGTTCAAAGGGGCAGCGTTACTAAGGCGCGAGTTTTACATGTATGGCATGTTGGCAAGCGTTAAAATGGACGTTGATAAGCTAAACACATCTACATATCAATACAAAAATATCTACGCTGGTAAGGCTGATTTTACGGCCTTTGAGGATGAATTAAAACAGGTTTCGATACCTTTCACGCAGGATGATATATCCATTAAAATATCATCTAATTCTGGAATTAAGTACCAAATACCTTTAGACGTTCCCGAAGCAATACCCGTACTGTTAACACCCTTGCCGCTAAAGGAGAAAGCAGATTTTATATTCACTACAGCAGAACCGGGGATTATAAACGATGCTTACACGCCGCTAAGTGTTGTAAACAATGAACAACACGCTCTTATTGCCAGCGTTCAAAGTACCCCATACCGTAAAGATATATCGCCAAACTTTGGCACTAATCCCGATTGGTTTTACAACGCACAGGTAGCGGGTAATGTTTCCATAAGTGGTCGCGTTAAAGGGCAGGTTGTATCGGGTGGTAACTTAATCAGGTTAGGAATTTACAGCAGCGTTTCTGGTTTATCTAAAACGATATATGAGTACACGGCAGGCACATTGGTAGGCCACCCGTTTGAGGAAACGTTTAACTTTGTTATCCCTGTTGCCTATGCAGAACGATTGCTAATGTATATCGATGTTGTGGGCGGTACAGCAGGCGGCGCGGTAGGCATGGAGATTACCGAGGGGGAATTAAATCTGTCATACTATACCGAAACAGCGGCAACGGATTGCAAGGCGTTAAGAGGCGTTTATGTTTACGATAAGCTGATACAATTAATGAACGGGCAAAATACTGGCGGTGCATATACCCCATATCCCACCCGAAGCAACCTATTAACGGGAATGCTTAATAAAGTTGTATTTACATGCTCTAATGCTATCCGACAAATACCAAACGGTACGCAAATATTGCCCGGCGATCCATTATCTTTTGGCAGTAAGTACCGCGTAGTAAACGGGTCTATACTTTACGGAATTGTAACCTATACCGAGGGCCAACAATTTACAGCTACAGAAATAGAAACCTTTAGCAGTTCATTTGATGGTAGCGTTGTATTAGTATCTTTTGCGGAATACCTTCAATTCACATTTGATGAGTTCTTCCAAACAATTTACTCCTTTATGGGCGGTGATTGCTCTTTTGGTCTTGATATGGGCGTGGCCTGTATGGAAAATCTATCGTATGTATATCGGAGTGGCCTACAGATTATGAATGTAGGCAAATCTGCTAAGAACGTAAAAGTTACACCGGCTATAGATCAATTATTTGGTTCTATAAAAGTAGGTTATGAGCCGCAACAATATGACACCTTAAACGGTTCGCAAGCGGTAAACTCCATACAGCAATACAGCAGCGTATTGCCAATTAAAAAAGAATTGAACTTGGTAAGCCCGACAATTACCGAGGCTTATTTTATTGAACAAATACGAATTACGCCCGTAGATACGGCGGCCTCACGTTCTGATAACAATAACATAGCCTTATGGATAAAGGATACAATGGATGGGGATTATTACCAACCACTGCGCGGTGAGGGACTAATAAGCATTACAGGTGTTGATGCAGGTACAGCGTACTATAACTGGATACTATCACCAAAGCGTAATTTACTAAGAGGTGGCAGATACTTAGCATCTATATTTTACGGGCTTCAAGGCTATAAAATAAAGTTTGAAACCGCTGATAAAAACTTCAACCTCGTAACTGTTGGCTTAGACGGTGTAAGGGTTGCGGAGCGTGATGATATATCTATTACAAACCTTCCTGCACCTATTTTCATGCCCTACAAGGCAGAGATAACCACCGATATAGATGCTAATGCAATGGACTTTTTAGAGGGCCGGGCATACGGTTATATTGGTTTTGATTTTAGGGGCTATAATCTCAAAGGGTTTATAACGGAGGTGTCCGTAGACGCTGCCCAAAATTCACAGCGGGATTATACGCTATTATTAACCCCTGATAACAACTTAATAAACCTTATAGATAAGCCTGTTAAAGTTTTAACAAAGGGATAGTAAATAAAAATGTATATTTGATTATGCCTAACACATTCCGCATACCATTACTAAATTCATTCCGTTGGGTAAAGAAAAACCCTATAACAGATAGCCGTTATAACACGCTGCCGTTTGATTATGAGGTTGACCAGTACAACCCAAACGGGTGCTATTTCGCTAAATGGCAGACAAACGACAGGGCGCAAGTGCAATTCCTGTCTGATTTTACATGCGAATTGAAGTTTTATAACTTTTATACCAATATATTTTACATCGGCATACCAATTTTAGAGGTAAATACATCAATTGTAGGCCAAACTTTTAAATGCTATGAGGCAGAGATTGATTTTTCAGACTTTGATGAGGGTGAATATTATGCAGAAATAACCTATAACGACGGTACAACTGATATAATCTGGCAAACATCACCGCTTGAAGTACGTGAATTGCATGCGGAAACGTTGCTTTATGAGTATAAAAACAGCAGAAACGACAAAGATATTATCTTTGAAACTGGTATAAAGTTTAACTTTCGTGTAGAGGGTTCAATAACTAATTACCTGCCTAAGAGTAATAACGAACTGTACGTAGATCAGGAATACGATGTAACGCAGGAAAATTCAATACCATTCCGTAACTTTACTAACCTGATTGGAAGTGCAAGGGGATTACCTAACTGGGTAATAGACAAATTAAACTTAGTTTTCAGCGTTGATGAAAAACAAATTGACGGTGTTTACTTTGAGAAAGCGGATGCGGGGAGTAGTTTTGAGCCAACCCGGCAGGATGTAGGGCGCAATAAAGACGGTTATTGGTCTTTGCTTGTAGTCCCAAACGAAAGCTATACGATAGATGAATTAACAACTGGGGAAACGCCTATAGATAATGATTACAAAGTGGTAAGAAAAAACGAAGCATATAATAGTACGGGTGCTAACCTTACTATTTCGGGTATATTCAAAACTAAATCCGTTTTGGATTACATAGGTATTACCAATAAAACGTTTACGGCTTTTACTCTTAATATAGGGACTACAAACGGCGGATCTGAAATAGCTATTTGGTATGTTCCCGCAGATGTTACATCCGTTAAAACAATTCGCCACAAGTTTAACGCCATTACAGATATATACCTAACAGGAATTACAGAGCAAGGTGGGTTAGATTTGGATATAGATTTATGTTATGACCAGTTAGACGCTACATCTGTTATTCCTAGTGGTGGCGGCGGTTTCAATTTACCTATTGGGTTTGTTGGTGAATACGAGGAAGTTAATGACGGCGACTTTGAAATATATTGGGACGGTGAAACTGGTTTAGGCAAAGTTGGTACAGGTTACGAGGGTTGCGCAATATCTGGCACAAATGGCACTAAAAACAGATCTGGTAAGGTTTCCATAGGTTGGGACATTGAAAATACCACAGAGCGAGACACAGAAGTGGGCAGTAATTTAATAACACTTACCAAAGCACAATTACCAAATGAGGGGCTGTTATTATTTAGAGATCAGGTTAACCCATCAAACGGGGATATACCAACTGATACAACAAATGTTGCAAGGGCCGGTACTAATGGCGGCGGGGGCATACCTTATGAGCTAAGGCGCGGTAATACTGGCGCTTTCGTTGGTTTATCTTCTCCATTAGGTGAGGGCGCAGCTATTGATATAACCCCTGCCGGATTGATTACACTTAAATTCGTAAAAATAGCATGAAGCATCATTTTGAGGTTAACCGTATTGCAAGCAACGATAATCAGGCTATCTTAATTGATGACAAATTACGGTATATATTAGCCTATAACCTCATTGACTTTGATGATGACGACTTAATAAACAAACGTGCTTTAGTTGGTGCTATACCTACCATTGTACCCCCGTTTGCTACAGCTATACCCGCAGGCACAGCCATGGCCGGTTACTTCCTACCCGTCCCTAGTGGATTCAATGAACTATCGCGCATTGTATGGATTGTAACGTTATCAGCCGACCTTAAACAGGAATGGCCGCTGCAAGGTAAGGATTTAGTTTACTCTGGCGGTGACTTTACGGGATGGACGTTGACACTAACGGGGCCTGATGATGGTTTGTTTAACACCCTTTACGATGGGGTGTTGACGGTGGTTTAAAGAACCTACGCCCAAGTCATATCGTCTCTATTGTACTTTTCCAGCCTAGTTGCCTGCCTAATTCCATATTCTGCACCGCAATCTAAACAGCCAGATATTTTGCTTGTAACTTCGCTACCCCTTATATAGCTATAAATTTGCACCACTCCTGTTTCACACATTCCGCAATGGTAATTTTCTAACGCATGTTTTACTGCGTGTTGTTTTATTTCTCTTTTCATCCCTAATCCCTCCTAAAAAACCGTAAATACTTATCGTAAATTTTAAGCGTATCGCGACCAGTACCGTTCAGCCGGATTGCCTCACATCGGTACACTATAAAATCCGGCTGTGATTTGTTTTCGATTCCTACAATACGGTAGCCGGGGTTATAGTCCCAAAGTTTATCCGGCTCTGTCGGCCTCACATAAGTATGCCCGTCTGTTTCCCAAATGTTGGGGGTGCGGGATTTGGTGCAAGACGTTACAGCCATGCAGATAAGACAAAGGCAGAAAATTATAAAGGCTATCCTTACAAATCTTGCGGGGATATACGGCAACATTCCGTTGCTGTCGGTGGCGGTGTAGATTGGTTTCATATCCTTACTATGTCCCTTCCTTTGAACTTTAGGCATAAATCTTTCATTGTATATTTGTTTACAGGTATGATGGTTTTTAGTTCACCGTCAAATGTTACCGTACTACCCAAACGTTCGGCTAACTCCGTTTCTACTGGCAAGTTATCATCGCTATCATGATACCCCTTTTCTGGTATGTCATATAGACCTGCGGAATTTAATGATTGGCAATAACCTTTGTTGGCTGGCCTCCACAAAGTAAATGCGGAATCTGACTTGCTAGTGTGTTTTAGTGATATTATATAGTTCATTTCTCTTTGTTGTTAAGGGCGGTTTCGTAATGTGATACTTTATATAGGGCATGCAGCCAATTATCATCGTTCTCTGCCATTATGTTATTCCAATATATTAGCATCTTAACTAAGTACTTCTTTTTAAAAGTTTTCATCCCTCATCCTCCTTAATGCCTAATGCGGCGTTGATGGCGTGTTGGGCCGCTTCCTTAGCCGTTTCAATATCGCCAAACGTATAAACATTTATTATTAAATTGCAAGCCTCTAACAATTGCGGGGCGGCTGCGATTAGGTATGCATTGTACTTTGATTGCTCACTATCAATGCTCCATTCAGGAGTGTATGCTACGTGCGGCTGTATTCCGCTATCAGAATAAATTACTATTCTCTCATTGTCCCAATCTTCCCCTGCTACCCAAGGGGCGGCATGTCCTTTAAATTCTTTCATCTCTTTTTATTTTGGTTCGTTAATCTTTAAAGTACCTGTTGTAAGCATTTGACCAAGCAGGGCCAGCAGCTTTTTCTTGCCCAATAATATTGCCGTCATCGATTACACAGTACCAATGTCCTATTTTTTCAATTTTAGCATTAGGATAATACTTTAAAACTACCAATCGCTTTCTTTGATGGATTTTCATGGTTCGTTAATTTCGGCAAAGTGGGTGACGTATTTAAGTGGGACATCTGTTTTAAAATCCAGCCATCCTAGTTCATCATCTAACCAAGCAAACTCGTGTCCTAGGTGTAACCTTGATCTAATCCTTACAAGCATCTTTTTATTTGGCACTTTCGGCTTCTCCTTTTCGGCATCCCGCCAGTTGATGTTATTTTCCATATCTACTTCTCCTTTCGATTAGGTCGTGTGCTTCTTTAGTTGACATACCCATGTAGGTTAGCTCCCGGACTTTTTCTGTTAATATTTTTCTGTCCCGCTCTGATTTACGCCACCCAATTTGTTTAAGTGTAGCTATATGTGCTTTTTGTTTGTTTTTATTTTTATATGCCATTATCTTACTGCTTTAAATATTACACCTTCACCTTTATGCAAATGCCTCAACAATGCTATACTATTATTAGCACCTAAACATTGATTTCCTTTAAAAGCTACCCAGTGACTAATTGGCCTCCGCTCGGTGCGGACTTTCGGGCATTGGTAGGGTTTCATACTGCAAAATCCCCTTTCATATCATTAATCATCGCTTTGCATATACGATACCAAATAGCATGGTAACGGCACGCCTCGTTAATTAATCCGAGTTCTAAATACATAGCCTCGGCCCATATTGCGCTTTGTGCCATGCGGGATAAATCCCAATAGGTTAGTTTGCATTTCATTATGAGTTCTCCTGTATGTAAGATTGTAAAACTTCGGTTAGGTTTTCGGTTAGATAGTCGGTAGGGTCAATAAATCGCTCCGATAATCCGTCACATTCTAAATTACGCTGCGAGTAGTCGTAAAATTCTATCCGGTTTAAATCGTTAGCATTTATGTAATCTATTAACGCATCTTCACTTATCTGCATCTCTACATTGTTTTCGCCCTCGCTCGCTTCGTCCCAATACTGAACTGTGTATATTCCGTTCTTTACTGTGTGGGATAGGATGTCTATTTGTGCTGTTTTCATTTTAGTAAGGTTTAGCGGTTAATATTACGTAAAGTATACCTGGCAATGCTATGATTGCGATTAGTAAAAATTGGCGGTTGAAAAGTGTTTTCATTTTGTTTATCTGATTTGTTACACCAAAGATACGGTGCGTGTTTCACAATTGCAACTTTATTTTAAATTATTTTTTCTTTAGCCATTTATCTGTTGGCACATACCCGAATTTAGCAAATAGTTTAATGTAGGTATCGCTTGTTAAGATACCTTTATTGTGGCGGTGTTTGATTACCCGCGCTTGCCCGTCTGCCTTAAATTCCGGCGTTCTGCTGATCTTGTCAAATAGTTCTGATGTAGTCATATTGTTGTTTGCGTTTCAATCGTTTTTCTAATTACTACTAAATGGTGGTATGCTGTTTGGTAAATTAAAAGCTCCTTTAGGCTTTCAGCATCCTTAATATCGTTTAGATGTGGTTGCCCCATGCCGTGCATAGTCTTATTAATTGCTTTTTCTATAGCATTATGTAAATCAACCATTGGGTGCTTAGTCTTCATATTGAGTATTGAATTAAACAGCTTTGGTTAGTAAGACCAAAGCTGTTTGTTTTTTAAGTATGATTGCATCGCACCGTTTTTTATTTCGTTTAAGAAATACTCTAGTTTGGTGTTCCATCCTTCAACTGGTTTGCCATCTTTTTTCCATTCTATTAAAACCTTAGTTTCTGTTTCTGCATCAAACCTTACTACTGCTGTTAAGTTTCCGCTTTTGAATGTGTGTTGTATTTTAGTAGTTTTCATAACTTTTCCATTTTGTTACACCAAAGATACAACACATATTTCAATTATGCAACAATTATTTTATTTTATTTTTTGCGGTGTAAAAGTTATCTTTAGCCATGCAAAAACAACTACGCATATACCTAACCTTCATAGCGGTAACCCTATCCGCAATGGCTTACGGGCAAACAGCGAGGCAGGACACAATAGCCGATAGCACTACGGTTGTACCTACGTATCAGATTAAGATAAAGACCACCAACTTAGGGCGGATGCCGTATTTATCTATTCCGTCATTGGCCAAGACAGATCTGTTGCTAACTAGCAAAATGGCTAAGAAGATTTACGCCCCTTTGTCAAGTACTGGTAATTATGTGAAGTTGTTCCCGCTAAGTTCTACGCTATACCAAACAGGCCAAGTAAACATCACAGACGGCGGCGCAAAGTCTGAAATGACAGGGTATAGCTATCACGCTACTATACCGGGCGGTACTAATGCGACTTATGCGGCGAATGTTGCTCAAATAAACCAAAGCACCTATCAATCACAAATTCAAGCGCAAGGTTTTAATTTTACCAATGGTACGGCAAGTAATACCATGCAGTACAACACCACGGGCGACACAGCTTTAAACGTTGGCGGTGTTTATGACTTTAGCGGTGCCGTACTTCATAACGTACCCGCAGCATTACAGGATAACGATCCTGTTATATTGAGTCAATTAACGGCAGGCTATGTCCCCTCCACCCGCACCATATCAACAGGTTACGGATTATCTGGCGGCGGTGACTTATCGGCAAATAGGACGCTATTGATTGATACGTCTTTAATAGCTAAAATTATTTCCAATAAGGATATTGTAGCTAATTCCTACACCGCACCAAACATATACGGCGGGACGGCAGCGGCGAGCAAACTAACTTACACGGCAACAACAGGCACAGGTACAAGTGGCGGCGTTGCACATCAATTTAACGGCGGCACTAACGGCGGCACAACAATAGGCAGGTTTTACAACGATGGTAAATTTGCGTTCGGGTCTGGTAGCTCTACACAGTCATTAGGCGAATTTAACTATACTACTACACTAACTACCAGCCAGCGCACAACGCGACACTTATTGAATCTTAACTTAGCGGCTAACGGGGCTAGCGTATCCGAGGCTATTTTCGCAAATGCTAAATATACAGCCACATCCAGCTTTTATAATACGGGGGCTTTTAGTGGCGTATACGCGCTAGCTGAAACAGTAGGCGATGGCAGGTATGCACAGATACAGGGTGTTCTAGGCGAGGCAAGATCAGGCGGCAACCTTACAACCGTTAACTCGGATGTTCAATCGCTATACGGTGGCCGGTTCTACTCTCAAAATTTAGGGTTGGGTTATACGGGGCATTTAGTCGGGGTTAAGATCGGCCAAAACGTTAACAATGGGGTATCAGACGTTGACTTTGGTTTATATATTATGCAGCGCGCCAATACGGGGACGGGCACAACAACTCGCACGGCTGCGGTACAATTAGAGGGTATTCTCGACGGTATAGATTGGGGTAATAACGACGGGTCTGGCGGTAATAAATATATTAAGGGGTTGTCACTTCGCAGCTTAGAAATCAACAGCAGTGATAGTTTGAAAATTACAGGGCCTTTATATGCAACTGCTAATAGCACATCAGCTGGATTTCGCGTTAATAATACAGGGGCTGGAAACTTGGCACTATTTCAAGCTGTTAACGTCCCAGTTGCTGGTATAACGCCATCTGGGAGGTTTACAGGTTCTGGTATGTCAAGTCTTACAAGCATTGCAAAGGGGACTATAACGTTTGGGACAACTATAACGGCGGCAAGGGATACGGCAGACACATCTCCATCTTTTGTTGTGAATAACGTGAATGCAAGTAATACGGGATCTATAATTCAATTACAATCGGGTGGTAGTTCGGTCGCATCCGTAACTAAAAGCGGTATAGGTGTTTTTGCAAAATTACAGGTTGCTAGTACCGATACATATTCAACGGGTGGTTTTTTGCCTTTGGTATTTAATACAACAACTTCCAGATTTGAAAAGGGGGCAGTTACGGGTACGGGTAGTTTTGTGCTGGCAACTGGGCCGACATTAACCAACATCAGACCGGCTACAACATTTCAGAGCGCAACAGGAGGGACAACCGATAGTGTTGGGTTCTGGAATGCGCAACGGCACGTTAGTAAGGCTTTGGTTGCAGGGGCGGGGGTTAATATTACACAGACCGCTAGTAGTGTAACGATAGCCACTACAAGCGGTACCCCTGTAGAAATATCAGGAACATCCCAAACAGCGTCTGCTAATACGGCATACATCCCGCATAATGCATCATTAACTACTATTACACTACCTACTACAACCGTAGTCGGTACTTTATTCCAAGTGATAGGAGAGGGTAGCGGCGGCTGGCGTATACAACTCGCATCCGGGCAAGTAATTAAAGGCGTAGGATCATTTAGCACTACGTCGGGCGGTACGGTATCAAGCACCGACCGCTATTGCACTATAACTATACGTTTGGTTGCCGCTAATACATTTGTCGTAACTACCTCACAAGGCACATTAACACCTGCATAACATGAAGAAGCTAATTATATTTTTAATCGTAGTAAAATTACTACCAGTACACGCAGGTATAACCGCGCATGGGCAAACCATCACGCAGCGTTTATTAACGCCTACTGGCAGCGTTGTGTCATTCGGGCCTAACGTTACCTTAGCTAACAATACAGGGACTGAAACCAGCCTATTAGGGGCTGTAAAGGACACTATACAGGCGAATACATTAGTTCCATACCGGCCTTACCGTTTTGAGCTAAATTGCATATTGACTACACCTGCATTGTCTCTCCCTAACCTTACATTACGTATAAAGATGGGCGCTAATACTATTGCTATGGTAAACGCTACCACTGTAAGCGCCGGGCAAACCAACGCAGGGGTTAGAATAAGGGGAACGGTGTTGGCAACCAGCTTGACAACTCAGGTAGCATTAACTGAAATTATACAACCTAACGGGAATGTCATACCTTTGACAAACACGAATGCTATATTTTATACTACTTTAACCACCGACATGACTGTACCCCAAGCGTTGGATATTACCGCGCAATGGGGCGGGTTAATTGTGTTGGGTACAGCAAGTATTAAAAGCGTATCGTTTTACAGAGCAGATTTTTAAATTAAACATATATGAAAAAAACAGTTTGGAATTTCCTTTGGACAGGCGTATTACTACCATTGGTTAAAGAACACGGCCCAGAGTTTATTGATTGGCTATTCTGGAAAGTGAAAGGGAGTAAGCCTGGGGTTATTGAATTATCTAAGGAATTGCAGGATAAAATTGCAACCACAGATGGGTTAACTAAAAAAGAAAAGTGCCTACAGGATCACGCGGGGCAATGTGGTCAGTGTGACGAGCAGGGTAATTTCACCGCTTGCTAAATGAAACAGGCAACCGCTGCGATGGCTATTATATGTGGTACTGGGGTATTATTTTTAATGATACGCAGCGGTTGTTTTAAAGACTACGGGTTGCAATTATTTACAGCCGAGCGTATGTTTACCCGCGCTATAATTGGTGGTCTTATATGGTTTAATATGCCGGTTAAAAGAGTGCATAAAATTATAGCTACCCTTGGCGTTTGTTATTGCATCACCTATAATATATTCATGCTCTATATTTTTACACCAATTAGCCATCTTTTTAACGGTATTTCTTATGCCTTTAATTTGATATGGTTAATTATAGGTTTAAGTTTGTGCGTTTATCTTTATTTAAATCGTAACAGGGTATGAAATTTGTATCAAGTAGGTATATGATACTTTTGATAATCGCATTCTTTATATCGTGTGGCACAGTGCATAAAGATGCTGCCCCGGCACAGGTGTTAACGGATATTGAGATGGCGGCAATACCGATAATTACGCCGGACACAATTCAGAAAGACACGCTACCCCCGAAAGCAAGTCCACAAAGCAAAAAAGACTTTGAAGTACTAAGTACGAAAACAGACAATCAACCTAAACTACCAGTTGACAGCATTGTATCATTAAATTATCAATGGCAAAAAGCGTATCTTAGGACTGTAAACAGGTCAGTTAAACGCTCTGATAGTTTGGCCGTCTTAATTAACAAGTACGGAAAACGGGCCAATGAATATTTTGATAAGGCGCAAAAGGCACAATATTATATAGAACAAACCAAACACGCGGAAGTCAGTTCAAACTGGGTTTTTTATGTAGGTATGTTTACATTATTATTCTTTGTTATAGCTAATACTGTATTGACCTATAAGATAAAAAAACAGACCGCATGAAATGGCATCTACAAAACCTAAACTATCTATTTCTATTATACAAAGTGAATTCCTTTGGGTTGCTGTAGCCTGTTTTATCTTTAAATTCTACCTAAACACAGAGGATGCAGAGAAAACATTTAGCACGTGGATAATTACCATTAAGCAGCTAAACGGTTCTATTATGTGGATAATGGCTATCTTGAGCGGCAAGAAGTTTTACGATTTATCAGCAAGATTAAAAAAGGCCGTGCCAGAGAGCATGAGCGATTTGGAGAAAATAGATGGAGCAGAGTAGTTACATTTTAACAACTATAATTTTAAACGTTGTTATAATTTGTGGTTGGATTTGGTTAGGTGTAGTAAAGTATCAGGAACGCCGGGCTTGGCATACTTACGCATGTTTGGTATATGCAGCCGCTTACTGCGTATTAGTATGGATTAATTTTGGGGTGTATGAGGTTAAATCAGATCCGCTGATTGCAGCTAATTACCTAAAGGTATACTTTGCTTACTTGCTGCAAGTTGGGGCGGTGGTGTCCTTTATATTGAATAGCTACACCAAAGATAAAAAATAAAGCCCGTTCATCGGGGTGATGAGACGGGCTAAAGTGCCGAATAGGATTATTCGACTAACCTAAACGGCAACCTCTTTAACGAATAGTTTTTTAGCATCCATAATTTCTGTTTCGTTTGCTTCGTGAATTTGCATAAGGGTGTCGCAAACGGACATTAGGCCAACGAATGCATCCTGTTTATTTCCAGTTCCCGCATCCGAGAATGCTAGTTCTATTTTAGCTAATTCTTCAGCAAAATAACCAGTAGATTTAATTTCGCTATAGGTATTTTTTACCCATCTATCTGTACCATAAATTTCGCCCTCCCCCAGACGAATTGCATCTGCCCAATCCCCGTAGTAATCTGGATTATCGCAAACTATTTCACGATCTTGTTTAAAAAGATTAAAACCAGAATTAGCCGCAACTAAATTACCAACAGCGCATGCCTTGCAATTAAAATAGTCAAGAGTATCATTTAAATAAGCGTTTACCAGTATCCCGATGGTGCGGTCGAATAGTTCTTGATTTTTCATTTTGTCGAATTTTAAATTGTGAATTACAATATTACCAAACCCTAATTACAATTCCTACACTATTCCAAAATATTATACCCATCAACAACACAAGTCCCATTATTCCCCCTAACAACAAGCCCATTCATACCCTTAGCGGGGCGGGACGGATAGCCTGATTTACCGATGCAATGGATGTTAGGCTGGCTGATGTACGGTTTGCCAGTAACGTTCTCTACAGGGCCGCTAAACGTGTTATTTTCTATCGTGGTATACGTATGCCCCCAGCAATCAATCTGGCCCTGTATGATCTTATTATTAGCTATCAGATGCCCTGCTGCCTTACCGTCTGCAATGTCATTAGCGTACCCATCGTAAAAGTAACCCATACTAACAGCGCGGCGGTAATGGATTCCGGACGGTGATAATCCTTTGCTGAAATCAAACTTGTTATTACGTACGGTTATATTATTAACCTGCTCGGCGATGTGGTGGCGTTCAATGTCGATAGCGGCGACCTGGTATCCGTTGCCAGTAAAAGTATTACGCTCGGCTAACCCGCCATCGGTGCAGCACATCATTATGCCCTCACGAAATATATCTTTAAAGGTGTTATCTAAGATCTCTACATCGCGGGTGATACGTAAGCGCAAACCGGGCGTGTATAACCATTGCTGGGCATCTCCAATTAAAATACCGTCACCCCTAAAGCCCTCAAATGTGCAGTGGTTTACCTTTATACCGTTCCCGTTGCTTATCCATAAGGCATGTGAATTGGCAAACGAATCTTTGTATTCGCTCTTGAAGCTTATCCCGCTTGCCTCAAAGTTATCCAGTTGAAATAGTTTCCACCACGGTTGATAAAATAACGGGGTAGGCTTACTCCTTGCCGTGAGTACAATTGTTGCTTCATCGCCGTATATGGGAGCTGTTATTGGTATTACACCGTTACTTACGCCAAATCCTTTGATTAGGTATGTGCCTTTGCCAAAGTCAACTGGTTTGCCACTTAAACAGGCTTTGCGCACCGGGATTGTATCATCCGCTATTCCATCTCCTTTAGCTCCGTATTGTTTGGCTGTTTGCATGTAGTTAAAAAAACAAAAAACCCGCCAACTTGTTTTGGGGCAAGTGTGGCGGGCCGATTAGGTATTACCACACACCTAATCAGTAACTTTGTTGTAAGTAATTCCTCTCGTATAATTATAAACGTAAGACCCCCACTGATCTGCCATTGCATTTGCTATGCCTTCAAATGTTTTTGAAGATTGCTTCTGACTTATTGACTTATACATAAACTTTTGCCCTCTTTTTGCACCGCCTGTATTAGAAGGTAAAAAAGGAACAAATTCCTTAAGAATGTTTGTGTGAATAAGATGTGGTAAATTTGTCCACAAATAGGTTTTTTTGCTAAATGGATCACCAAATTGATAGGGTTGTATTATCTGGTCTGGTTTGTCAAGTCCAACTATTTTTAATGGCTGTGGGTTTTCTAATGCAATAAATGGGATTGGTGCTTCTTTTAATTTATCAAAAAAATATTTTGCTTCATACGCTTTTTTTAATCTTTCTTGATTTACAACGCCCCCTGCATGCATCCACCTTGCCCCGGCTTTACTCATATAAGTACACGGAGGGTGTGCTATCATTAAATCCCAGTGCTGTTCATTATGCACCGTATAAGCAACCTTAATAGCATCCCCTCGTATATGCCATTCTGGATGTCCGCCGCTGCATTCTTGCATGTCGCATGAGTATGCTTCGTAACCTAATTTTCTAAACGCTTTTGTAACTGTTTGCGATTCCTCGCATGCGATAAGTACTTTCATTTTGTGGTAATTTATGTTCGGCACTATTGCCAATCCAAACATACAACATTATCCAATATGTTGGTTATTCTAAATTGTTATAGTGGCTTTGTTTTTATTCACAAACAATTCGCTATATTTACCATTATGCTGTTATCGATTATTATATTTTCCGTTACTCTACTGTGTTTATTAATAAAGTGGTTTATGCCGGAAAGATGGAGCAATAGTAGTATATTTTTTATGTGGCTTGCTGCAATAGCATTGGCGGCGGCTGTTTATATGGGATTGACGTATGCAGCTAGATAAACTATTCACAGCCTTACGCAGCATTGCAAAGAAGCTATCACAAAAGCAGGTTGACAGCGTTAACGCAATACTGGATAGCTGTAATAAGCACCTTATTTCAGATCCGCGCTATATCGCTTACATACTTGCAACAGCCTACCACGAAAGCGGTTTAACACCCATTGAGGAACACGGTAAAGGCGAGGGATTACCTTATGGTAAGATGCTTGATATAGGACAAGGCCCGAATAAAAGAGTGGCGTACACGTCACCTAATAAGCTGTACTACGGCAGAGGGTTTGTTCAGATAACATGGAAATCAAATTATGCCGACTTTGCCAAGTTACTAAAGGTTGATTTAGTTAACCGTCCTGAATTGGCCCTGCAAACAGATATAGCCGCTGAAATTATTGTGATAGGTATGCAGCGTGGTATGTTTACTGGGCATAGGTTAATTGACAGTTTTAACAAAACAGAAAACGACCCCATAGAAGCCCGGCACATTGTGAACGGTTCTGATAAGGCTGTTTTGATAGCGGGGTATTATTGGAGAATTTATAACGCGATAAAATAATTATGGGATGGATATTAATTAACGGCAAAAAGATGCACACGTCATGCATCAAAGAAAATGTTTATTTATGGGGTGCAAGTCCTTATATTAAAAACGGGGAAGTTTATAAAATAAAATAAAATGGCAGACGAACCACAAATACCCGGAACTGAACCGGCTAATATTATTGATGCGAGAAATGTTACTCCATCGGAAACAATGTTCGGTTTTTCCGGCTTTACATTGCCTACCCCAAAATGGGCAAATGCCGCGTTTGATGTTTATCTTATCATAACTACGGCATTCTTATCATGGATTGTTGCAACTGGATTGTTTAACCCTCAAACGACAAAGGAAATTGTTTACTTCATAACATTACTATGCAACCCAATTGTTAAAGGGTTATCTAAAATGTTTGGGGTTCATGTTGTTGAAGACAAATAGTTAACGTTGGGCAGACGGATGGGAAGTAGTTACCATAAGTCCTCACTAGTAAGTATCCCGGTTTCGTCTTTATCGAACATTTTGTGAATAATCTGACCTTCAAGTTTAGCTATAATAAACGCTTCCGCTCGGCTAACATACCTATTTAAATTTGTAATAAATCCTTGGCGGTCACGGTCAGCTTTATCTATCAATAACTTTACAGTAGATTCCAGTTTAATTGATTTTGACAAGGCCGATAATGTGGCATAACAATTATGGTGTCTACGCCCAACTACCACAAATCCCTCTGTTATATTATCAGGCTGGTGTACATGCTCACCCCCATCATTGAAGTGTATGGCTGCCGCTATTATAAATTCTTTCTTTTCCATCTTATAAGTTAATTTGTAATTACTGATTAAATTTGTGGGGGTGTGGGGAGTTCTTGCCAGTGGGTAACAGCAGATGGTATAACAAACAGTCTACTCCCTAAATCCCACCCACTACCATCACTTAGTAATTTTACAATTTCAGTTGCTTTATACTTTCCTGTAGCGAAAACACCTAAAACATTTTTATTTGGTTCCGGCAATCTATCGGTACACTTCACCCACTTATCCTGCTCGTTACTAACGGGGTGGAGGATACCGAGTCTATCTTCTGCTCTGTTTAAGCCACAATCAGCGCAAAATTCTTTCTCGCAAATTAGCTCATCGCAAACAATACATATTTCCTCCACCTTTTCATCGCTTACCTGCTGATTGCGGTATTCTTGCATGGCAGCGATAAGGGTTGAATAGCCAATAGATACTTTACAATCAAGCGCCCGCGCTAGCTTTAAGTCGATTACGCCGTGCTTTTCTAATATTTCCTCTGCTTTTTTCATTACTACTGTTTTTTCTTTGGTTCAATACCTATCCACTCGGCAAAAGTCAAACTGCTATCTGCGTGTAGGTAATCCTGGTATCTTTGCGCCGACCTACTAATTTTGAATTTTGATAACGGGGTGAATGTATCAAGGTAAACAACCTCTGATTTAGGGTGACATGGCAACGATCTTTTATGCTTATCGTCGTGAAATGTTACACCGATATAGTTACCCATATCTTCTGTAATTGTACCTATGCGGCCCGATACCGTAACGTCCCGCCCAATTTCTGCAGGTACCTGGTAGTATTTGGTTATGTACTCTATCGACTGTTTTGGGTTGTTGCTCATGGTTTCTTTTTAAATAAAGATGTGTTAGGCTGTGTTGCAAAGGCTGCAATTAATATTAACAAGGCTGGCGACAATGCTATTAGTACATCAAAAATCATTTTCATCTTTCCTTAATTTTCGCCCATTGATGGGCTGGTTGTTAAAAAATATCGTCGTCATCGTCATCAGCGGATATCTTGTCGTGGTGAGACGGAAGAGCAGATATCGCCAACGACTCCTTATCCAGATATGATTTGATATTCCAAACCTGAACTGGAGAGATATTTAACCCCTTAATTTTTGCCTTGGCGGTTGCTTCATCAACCGGGTTGATTGCATAAATAGCGGTACCGCCGTAAAACTTTGTAAATGCCGGCTGGCTCTCCGTTTCGGGTACGTCTACACGCAGCATGTTCACTCCTGCAATGCTTTGCTCGGTACACTTGCCGGCAATTTGCTGATGGCCCATCAGTTCAACTACGCACCATAAATCGAATTTTTCTGTCTGTTGCATATTTATTGTTTTTAATTTACTTCTTTAATTTTTGCCCATCCGAATGATAGGATGTCGGCGGTTGAATATTCGCGGAAGGGGTATTAGGCCAGCGGCTCCGTATGGCAATAAATATGGCCTTCTTCTAAATATAGAATTACGTTATTTATACCCTCTAAAACGTCAGTAAGCTGTACTTTAACCTCTGGAGTCACAAACGGTAAAATAGAATTTAAATGGTCTGACTCTTGACCTAACCAACCTTTTATTTTTTCAATTTCCATAATTTTTATTTTTTAAAATGATTAATAATTCAACTGGAGTGTTGCTTCGGTCTGCAACTATGTTCAAATTAATTAGCCTATTCCATAGGTGTTCATGCGGTTGTATATTTTCTTTAGCGCAACGCTTAATGTAGTTTAATTCGCGCTTGCTTAACATCGCCTTTACTTTATCGCCTGGATTTGTCATAAGTTAAAATTGTCTGGGTTAAACCAATTGTCAAAACTGGTAATTGTATCGTTACTTGTTATATCATTCATTAGCCGAGATTGCCTTGCAAATCGGGTTGCAATTAGTTTTACCTGCTGTTGAGTAAATAATTTTTCTTCACCTTTCGGGAAATTGGTTTCGGCGGGGATGGTATATTGTTCCCACATACAATTACCTCTTTCACAATTGCAGTTATAGCAATCCATTTTATTATTATTGTTTCCCATGATTATTGTTTTTAATGCATATATCAGCCCAATCCTTCATAGCTTTAAGTATAACTACTTTAGTTACACCTTTTATTTCTTGCCAGTTACCTGTATATCCGTCTAAAATATCCTCCGCCGTCTTGCCTTTTTCAACGGGTTTTGTTTCGGCGGGGGTGGTGCGGTAAATGCGGCGGGTGGTGGCGTTACTGTTGACGTACGTATCGTATTCTTCAGTACGCAAGTCGCTCCATCCCCTTGTATGATTTATCCGCCACACCTCCACCGCGCTATATCTTCCCGCTGCGGCTTTTTCTCCTGATGGGGTGTAAGTGGGTAAATATACCAATTCTGATGAGCAAGCACCCATCCCGTTATCGTCGACGGTTATTTGTTTTGTGGTCATAGTGTTATAGGTAATCTTGCCAAATCGGTGTTTCTTGAAATTCGCCTTTGTATGGGTCGTCGGCATTAGATAGGTAATTAGCGTAATCATCCGCTCCGCTATCAGCTAATATATGGCAACTAAAGTTTTCAATTTCGTTGTCTCCATTACATCTACGGTTGTTAAGTATGTCATTGTCCGACTCGTACTTGGCGGTTTCTTTGTTTATAGCAACTAAACTCCATTGTTTGCCATAAAACATTAACCCCTTTGATTGTGCGCGTTTCATTGCCTTTATTACTTGAGCGAACGCTTTTGCTTGTCCTTTTGTTAATTTTTTCATCTCAAATCCCTAATTATACTGCCCGGATATTTCTTTACTAAGTCCTCAAATGCTCTTTGGTGGTCAAACTGGTTTGCACTGCGCCTAAACTCCAAACGCTTCCAACCACACCAAACTTTCTTCGCCACTACTAACTCCCGTTCTTCGGGATAACGCCCTAATCTGCGGGTGATGCGGGTGCTTTGCATGGTACTCTTTTTACGGTTACTTTAGTCGGTGTATTTTCATATTCGTACTCTATGCGCTCATTACCTTTTGTGTGATTCCAAACCGATAAAGCGGACCTGAAATTGGGCAATTCATGGCGTAGCATTGTCTTAGTATCTCCAACTGCAAATGAGTGGAAAGACCACTTAGTTTTTCTGCGTTTTTTTTGTTCTTCCATATACCGCCAAATCCCCGCTCCAAACGGTAGCGAGGCGACAACCTGCAAAATTTAGCAGGTAAAACAGGGGGTTAAATAGTATCGTAAAACTCATTAATTATTAAACTTTCGTTTTTTAATTCATCGTGTGCGCATAGTTTTACAGTTTTACAACCGTCATATTGAGTTATATCAATTACAGTAGAAAGGTTAACGTTTGATTTACGAGCTAATTTTGCTTTTTTAATTATTGCCTCTAATTGCTCGATTGATGTGGTAAGTTTCATAGCTGCTAAGTTTTTGTGTGTTGTTTAATAACACGAAGTACGGAATTAGTTTTCACATTTGCAAGACTATTTAAATTTAATTTACATTTATTTTTTATTTAAAATAAATTTGCATCCTATCTAAACATTCCCGATACTTGTAGAAATAAAAAAAGGAAATGAAAACTTACAGATATAGATTAAATGATGTTATTGAAAATATGTACGCCGAGTATATGAGCTTTAAGCACGACAAATTGTCTTTTGATGATTGGTGTAACTCTACGCAAGGCAAAGTACACTTAGCTGAACTAATATTAAACGATATCGATGAAATGGGCGGAGTAACATCG